ACCAGTTCAGCACACACAGCCCAATCTGGGCTCAGCAAGCAGCGTGATTTTGGCATAACCCAAGAAGTCCTGCGGGGCTACGGAGATGCCGTCAAGCACACCATGAAGCAGGTGCTGTCCGCAATTAACATCGCTCGCCAGGATAATCTCTCGATCGATGTATCGGGGCTCGATGAATTCGATATCGGAGATTTTAGCGTTGAGCTAGATGACGCAAGCAAGCTGCTCGCGTTGGGGATAGCGTCTGAGACATTGAAGAAGCAACTCTACAAGAAGCTTGCTTTTAAGTACTTCTGTGATCTTCGCCAAAGTGTAAAGAACCAAATCGCCGATGAAATCGATCAGTCATTCTTGTTAACTGGAAAGAAGGAGAGCCGTGGAGGAGATTAAACGCGAGAAAGTGGCGTCAACGGAACCTCAACGGGTTGATGTACATTCGCTCGTAAAGCAAGCGGTTGAAGAGTACACCCGTGCACAACAGGCAAAAGCCGAACCGGCCTACCGAGCAGAGCTGCAGGAGGAACGGAAACGCCGAGAACAACTAGAACGCAGAGTGAACGACCTCATAGAGGAGAACAAAAGAAGCAGGCAGATCGCGGACGAGGCTGAGCGCAGCGCTGCCATCAGGGCCGAGTTGCAGCGACTGGGCGTAGGAAAGGTGGACTTGGCCTTTAAGGCGGTCAAGGACGACATTGCAAGAACCGAAGAGGGCCGCCTCGTGGCAAGGACGGAGGCTGGGGACGTGACACTGAAGGATTACCTTACTAGTTTCGTCGCTTCCAATCCTGAGTTTCTGCCAGCTCGAATATCCGGCGGCTCCGGAATCCCAGCTACACAAAAATCGCCGTCAGGCGGTGGCAGTTCGATTGACCTGGATAAGATCCGGCCTGGAATGAGTGCCGAGGATCTGGAGAATGCCCGCCGCGAGATTGCGCGAGTCGCAGCGCAGGCTCTGCGCGGGTCATAGCTACGTAGTAACTTACACATTTAAATCGACAATAGGAGACGTCAATGCCAGCAATTACTTCCACGAATGTGGCCTCCGCGATAGTGAAACTTGTGGCGGCCGATGCTTTGCCAGCGCTTGTCAGCAACCTCGTCTTGGGTAACCTTGTTAACCGGGATTATGAGCCTACCCTGGCCCAGGCCGGTGACACGGTGAATGTGCCCATTCCGCCCGCACTGGTCGCCAATAACATCGCTGAGGGCGGCACAGTGACGACACAGAATCCAAATTTAGGGAATGCTCAAATCGTACTGAACACCCATGTGGAGGCAACTTTTCAGATTCCCGATGTCACCAAAATACTCGCCGTCCCTGACCTCCTCAAAGTCTATATGCAGCCGGCGGTTGTAGCGATCGCCGAGCGAATTGAGTCAGACCTCCTTGGACTGTACGCGAGTTTCTCCGCAAACACCCCGGTTGGCGTTGCGGGGACACCAATCACGGAAGCCGTCGTCGATGCTGCTGAAACCGCACTCTTCCAGGCCAAAGTCCCCTCTACCCAGCCAAAACACCTGATCGTCGACGCAAACACCTATTCCCAAATGAGGCAGATTCCACGTTTCAGTGAATTTCAAACCGCTGGCGACGCAGGCCTTCGAGCGCTAATCGAGGGAACCGTTGGAAAGATCAAAGACTTCTTCGTATTCAGATCACAACTGGTCGCGAAAACCGGAAGTTCTCCGGTAACCACTCACAACCTCGCTTTCGTCCGCGACGCGATCGGGTTGGTAATTCGCCGCCTTCCGCAACCATTACCTGGAACTGGCGCAATCGCGGAATATGCAGATCTGGGAAATTTTGGAATGCGGGTCATCATGAGTTATCAGCCACAGACACTTTCGCAACAGTTTACCGTAGACGTTCTCTACGGGGTCGCGGCCCTTCGGAACAACTTTGCTGTCCAGGTGAATTCCTGAGAGTTCTCATAAGTCCTACCTGCGAGCTATGAACTTAACATCCTACTATCAGAAAATTCACGAATTCGAAAGCAGCATAGTCGAGCCTTTCGTAGTCCTGGTAAGTCATGCGACTGATGACGGTGGTAAAGAGGGCCTGCTGACTGAGGTACCTAAGGCGGTGGCCGCTAGAATGCTTGCCGAGGGGCGGGGCCGGCTTGCCAGTGAGGAAGTCGCGAGAGATTTTCAAGACAAGAAGGCAGAAGCAAAGAGAGCAGCGGACACGGAAGCGACCGCCAATCGAATGCAGGTGACTCTTGTACCCACGGCCGACCTCATGAAATCGAAGCGTTACACAAAAGAATAGCAGACGGCAAACGCAGATGGCCCTGTTTACCGATGCACCGATCTCAACTTTGGACCAACTGGCGGCACAAGACACGGCAGTCCTCGATGTGGCCAGTAATGAAGGGATCGATGCATCAGCTAAGATATCCCTTGCACAAGAGGAACTGGGTGTTGAGCTCACGTCTGCATTTTCGCGCTCAGCCTTTTCACGCACAAGTCCTTCAATGTGGTGGCCGGGAAGCGTTACGACATCGCTAAGTGTCCTGCAGCTTCCGAACATAGTCGTGACGCCGCCACTGCGGCTATGGCACACGTTTCGTACTCTGGCGCTGGTCTATCGCGACGCCTACGGAAACCAATTGAACGACAGATATTCGGCTAAGTGGAAAGAATACGAGGGCTTAGCCAAGTGGGCATCAGCGATGCTGTTCCAGACCGGCATTGGCGTCGTTTCGGATCCCATTGCGGTTGCTGGCAGCCCTACAGTCAACCTGTCGAGCGGACCAGGGCCTGCGACGATGTATTTCGCGCAGGTCACCTGGCTGAATGCGACCGGCGAAGAAGGAATGGCCAGTCCGGTTACATCTGTCAATGCACCTGATCAAAATTCGGTGCAGGTCACGCCTAACAATCCGCCTGCCAATGCCGTGGCGTGGAATGCATATGTCGGCATTTCGGTCGATTCGATCACGCTTCAAAACGTTACTCCCCTTGGCATAGCTCAGACGTGGTTCATGCCATCCGCCGGCCTGGTGCTGGGACGAATCCCGGCATCGGGACAAGAAGCAAACTACTATTCCCAAGTACCACGATTCTTGCAGCGAGGCTAAATGGCATGGTCAGTATAGCTGGCATGGCTACATCAAAGCTTCAGGAGTTTTTAACTTCGCCGAATGGCCTGAACGCAAGTCTCGCGGCGTTAGCCCAGTCGGAAAGTGTGACCGTGTCACCCATCTCGCCCACGAATTTCTTCACCGACAATGTCTCAAGTGATATTGCCGAAAAGAGCGTCGAGCCCAAGTATACGGCAATCTACATTTACTGTGACAAGATGATGAATGCCTTAACGGAGAAGTTTCGGACCTTTTCTGGAACGATCGAAATGACTATCGATGTGCGAGTATCACAAGACCGCCTCGAGGGAATCGATCAGGCGGCTCAATTATATACTAGCGCGGTAACCCAAACGCTCAAACAGAATCGAGGCGACTGGGGCCAAGGTCTTTTCTATGGCGGCCGCTATGAGATATCGTTTGGACCGGTAAAGCACGGAGGCCGCAACTTCATAAAGTCCGCGAAGATCTCAGTCCAATTGAACGCGAGTTTCGATTAACGCTATGCCCGTATATATTTCTTCCAACGCAAACCGATTCTATTGCGCTTCGGAAGCGACCTACGGCCAAGTGCCGCCGATTACCGCCGACAATCGAATTCCGGCGCTCACACTTTCCGCCAAGCAGCAGCTTGAGGTGACCAGTCGTAAGGACAAGACCGGAAGCCGAACATTTGCGGGATTACCAGCTGGCGGCCGACGCCGCACCACGTTCCAGGTGAACACGTTGCTGACTACGTGGGGCGGAGGCCCGAGCTCACCGAGTTATGGGCCATTGTTTCAAGCCGCACTGGGCAGTGACGCACTGATGTCCGTCGGCGGGCAGATTGGCGCGGCCTCGACCAGTTCTGCGTTATCGTTCTCGGCGCCGCACGGCCTGGTCGCGGGGCAAGCGATCGCCTACCTTGGAGAAATCAGGTTTGTCACTGCGGTTGTCAATAGTCTTTCGGTCCAGCTGAATTCGCCCCTCTCGACGACGCCGGTATTAGGGTCCAGCACCGGCCCGACGGCAACTTACTTCCCAAGTACGAACCTACGTTCGGCGACCGTGTTTGACTACTGGGCCCCCACTTCCGCAGTACACCGCATCTTATGCGGAGCAGCAGTGGACAAACTTAACATTAAAATAAACGGAGACTATCACGAGTTTGCGTTTAGTGGCACCGCACAGGACCTCGTGGACAGTACCAGTTTTACGAGTGGAAACGGGCAGCTTAGTACATTTCCTCCTGAACCGCCAATAGGAACATTTGATTATTCAATTGTTCCGGGCCACCTTGGTCAAGTCTGGCTGGGGAATGTTCCGGGCCAGTTTTTCACCCTAACAGACGCTCAACTGTCGCTGAGCAACAACCTCGATATGCGTGCCCACGAATTTGGATCCAGCTTGCCAAGAGCGATATCGCCGGGCACCCGTGCCGTAAATCTGGACTTCGAGCTATATCAAATGGACGATGCAGCAACTCAGGGCCTATATCAAGCGGCAAGGCAACAATCGCCGATTAGCGCCATGATTCAGCTTGGGCAGCAGCCGAACCAGTTATTTGCCGGCTACCTGAAGAGCCTTATTCCGCAGGTACCCGAATACAATGACGGCGAGACTCGCTTGAAGTGGCATTTTAGCGGCTCACGTGCACAAGGTACGGTGGATGACGAGATCACGATCGCTTTTGGATAAGCATGAATTATGAAAGTTGTGTTCGGATCGACTCCAAGGTTATTCAAGGAGTTGCTTTTGTCGTAGCGAAAATGTCGCTGGTGCGGCGGATGGATCTGATTCGCCGCATCCGGGAATTATCGCTTAAATGCGAATTCTTGAACGCGGGAGAGCGGGTAGAAGAAAAGCTACAGGCGGCTCTCTTTTCCGCCGAGATCGACCGCCTTTACGTAACCTGGGGCCTGCAAGAGCTGACCGGACTGGAAGTCGACGGCGTCGCGGCGACACCGGAGTTGCTTGTGGAGACCGGGCCCGAGGAGCTGTTCCGTGAGATCGTTAACGCGATCAAAGCCGAGTGCGGGCTTTCGGAGACGGAACGAAAAAACTAATCGTCGCCTTCCATTTTCTGCGTTCGAACCCAGCCGCCTGGAAGTGCGACACATGCCGGAAAGCCGGATTGGAAATCACAAGAAGATGCGGTTGGGCGCAGGGTGGACAGCAAAGCATTTCTCACGTTGTCTGGGTTAGAGGAAGAATTTCAACTGACGAGTGCCCGAAGTCAATGATCACAGCGCAGAGCATGGGCTGGGTGGAAGAGTTTCTGGTCTCAAAGCGCCTTGGTCTGACGCTCCCATTCGATGCCAATGTTCGGAAGGCAGAGGCATTCCTGATTCTCGAGGAACAATTGGAATTGGAGAAGCAGAGTGCCACAAAGTAACTGGAGCAACGTTACCGGCCCGGTCTCAAACAATTCAGGGACAGGACAGCTACTGAATGCACTTTTGCCCCAGGGTGCGGCAGCGTTAGCGGACACCTTAACGGCGTTAACCAACAACCTCGGGAATTTAGTGCCGGCGAGCCAACTGCAAGCGGAAGCGCTGCTGGCCAACACGCAGGCGATTGCGCAGAATACGACGGCGCACGGCAGCGGCGCGGCGGGTGCTGTAGACACTTTGGGCCAGGTGGCGTCGACACTCACTGGTGGCCTTCTGGGAGGATTGTCGCCGATTCTGTCCGGAGTGTTGAGCCTGTTTGGCGGCGGAGGATCGAGTACTCCGACGCCGCTCACAACCTATATTCCGCCGCCCAGTCTGCAGTTTCAAGGCGCTAATGGGCCTGGGGCAACAGTGCAAGGCGCGGACTATGGCCAGAGCGGCGCGCCGCGAGCAATCGGCAGTTCCCCCCAATCCACTACGCAAATTACAGTGCAGGTACAGGCGATTGACAGCCAGTCGTTCATGGACCACAGCCACGACATTGCAACAGCCGTGCGTGAAGCTGTTCTCAACATGCACTCCCTCAACGACGTGATCAGCGACTTATAATGCCCGCGGTATTTCCAACACTTAAAACAGGCGCCGTCGCCCAGTACCCGGCGACAGATTCCAATCAGTTCGCCAGCTTCGTGGTGCGATTCCTAGACGGCAGCGACCAACGTCACCGGCAGTTCCCGGCGCCCCTGCGGACCTGGGTTATCAAACTAAACATGCTGGATGAAACGGAACTGAATGCGCTGGAGCAATTCTTCATAGCGCAGGAAGGAAGTGTCGGCACATTTTCCTTTGTGGATCCATGGACGCAAACCACCTTTACGAATTGCAGCCTAAAACAAGACACTCTTCAGTATGCGGTCCAAGGAGAGATGCAAGGAACGGCCAGCTTGACGGTGATGGAAAACAGAGTGTAGATGCCATACTTTCCTCAACTGTCGTCGGGGGCTACCGGCCAATATCCCGTTCAGAAACGCCGCACCGAAAGAACGATCATCAACCAACTCCCGGACGGGCATACGGTGAAGTTTGCGGACGCAGGCGCGGAGCAGGTGGAGTGGCAATTGACGTTTCAGGACCTGACAGATTCCGAGATCGCCGGCCTGCAACAGTTTTTTGCGACCTGTGAAGGACAGCTCAATGGCTTCACGTTTCTCGACCCACTCGACAACTTGCTTGTGTGGAGCGAAGCCCTGAACGAACCGGCCTGGGAAGCCAGCACGCTGCTGCAATTCACTGCAGGAATCAGTGATCCTAATGGTGGAACCGGCGCGACGACCATCGTGAATCCGACCGGGTCCGACGTGAGCGTTCAGCAGAGCGTCGATGCGCCGGGGGCGTTGGTGTATTGTTTCAGTGCCTATGTCCGGAGTCAGAACGGAGTTTCGATTTCGCTATTCCGTCAGACCTCCGACGCATCGGCAAGCAATATATACGCAACGCAGGCGGCGTGGAGCCGGATCAGCCTCAGTGGAAGCCTAAATACGGCGGTAGACTCCACAACGGTCGGAATCGCGGTGCCGGCAGGGCAGTCAGTGGATGTATACGGATTTCAACTCGAAGCACAGCCGGCAGCTTCGCCTTATAAGTCAAGTTTCTCTGCAGGGGGCGTCTATTCCAATGCGCATTTCAGCCAGGACGCTCTTACCGTAACGACAACAGGGCCCAATCGCAATCACTGCACACTAACCATTTCGGCACGCTGACAAATGCCCACGGCGTTTCAAGTTAAAGAGCAGGCTGTTACCGACACACCGCTTCTTCTCTTCAGCTGTCAGCTTCAAGATGCCCGGGTGGAAAACTGGTCGACGCACCAGATCACCTTCTCCGGAACAACGTACCAAGCGAGAGTCCTGCAACACAATCTCTACGAAATTCAAACATCATCAGACCTGGGCGTAGACGCGATTCCAAAGATTTCGCTCTCACTCGCGAACGCCGACTCGTACTTCTCGGAAATCGAACGAAGCATAGGGTTCAAGGGCGCGACGCTTACAGTCAGCTTTGCTTTCTTCGACATTACGCAAGGCGCCACTACAACCGCACTGCTCACACTGTTTAAAGGAATTTTCAATCCTCCGGACGAAATCACGGAATCCACGTTTCGCGTGACGGCCGTAAACAAGATGAATATGCAGCGGGTGCTAATGCCGCAGGTACGGGTCCAGCGGCGCTGCCCGTGGGAATTTCCGGCCGCGCTGGAACAAAGGCAGGAGGCCGTCAACGGAGGTGCGAACGGGAAATACTCGCGGTTCTACCGTTGCGGATATTCGCCCGATGTGCCCGGCGGGGCGGGGGCGCTCAACGGCGCGGTTCCGTATACCACGTGCAGTTTTACGAGATCCGACTGCGAAGCACGGGGCATGTTCAACCAGGACGGCTCCCTGCAGACGACGCGAAGATTCGGCGGGATGGAATTCGTACCGTCCTCAACACTGGTTCGATCATCCGGTCAATCCAGTCGATATTGGTCGCCGGTAGTATCAAATGTTGCCTTGTACAACGATTTCGTCCCGCTCATCTACGGAACCGTGTGGTACTCACCCAGTATTGTGTTTGCTAGAAACGACGGCAACCTAACCCGAATCGAAGTACTGCTGGGAATGGGAGAGATTAACAACGTCATCAAGGTACTGGTGAACGGCATTGAAATTCCGCAAGGCCAAGCGGGCGCCAACATGACAGGGACGGGCTGGTTCAACCTGTTCAGCACCGGCAGCCGAACGGGAGGATTCAACCCGGATTTCAGCGACAGTAATGGGAATCCGATGGGAGATCCTTACGGGAGCATGGCGGCTCTCTCGGTGGTAGTTCCGAATCGAATCAACGACGGCGGCAACTTACCCGCGATCGCAGTGCTGGTGGAAGGTTCGAAGCTGGATAGGTACGGGCTGGACGGAACATTCGCGAGCAACACGTTCACAAACAATCCCAGCTGGATTCTGCTGGACATTTTGCGACGGTGCGGCTGGGCGTTAGCCGAGATCGATGTGCCGAGTTTTGCCGCAGCAGCGGCCTATGCAGATGAACAGATACAGACCCAAGATCTTTATGGAAACACGATCACGCTGCCGCGTTTCGGCTGCAATCTGGCGCTAGCCAGCAGACGAACCGCAGGCGACCTGATCCGCGGAGTTCGCAACACTTGCCGGCTGTATCTGACTTATGGAACGGACGGGTTGCTACAGCTCGGCGTAGAGAACACATTTGCTTTGCAGCAGCCATCCAAGCCGGACTGGAGCAACAGCACAAGTGTGTATAACGGCGGTTGGCCGGGGTACGAATTCAGCGACGGGTCTTCGGGAGATTCCAATATTGTGCGGAGTGGGAACGGACAGTCCAGCCTTCGCCTGTGGTCGCGCAGTATCGCAGATACTCCGAATCGTCTGGCTGTCGAGTTTCAAGATTCGTTGAATGAATACCAGCGGGACAGCTATTCGTTGACCGATGTGGATGATGTCCAGCTAGCGGGGCAGGAAATTACGGCGCCCATCACGGCGCTGGGAATTCCGAATTACGATCAAGCAGCGCGCATCCTGAAATTCAACCTGGATCGTTCGATTCAGGGCAACACATACGTCCAGTTTCAGACAAGCGTCAAAGCGCTGGGCCTTCAACCAGGCGACTTAATTTTACTCACATACCTAAAGGAAGGATTTACCCAGCAGCCGTTCCGAATTATCAAGATCGCGCCAGACCTGAATTACCGCACGGCCTCAATTACGGCGCAGATACATGACGATGCCTGGTATGACGACACCAATGGCCAAGTGCCCGGCAACTCGGGTGCACGGCGACAACCTGACTCGGATATAGGGCTTCCACGGCCGCTGATTGGAACGGTGGTGGATGCAAACGGGAACGTACAATTCGGAGTGACGGAAGCCACGCTCCAAGCGGCGGACGGAAGTACAGCGGTTGAAGTGACTGTAGCGTTTTCTGTACCTTCGACGGTTGCCTCGGGAGCTCCTGGCGTTCCGCTGCTGAGCCTGGCGGCGGTGATTGCCACGAGCGGCGGGACACTGCATGGCGGGACAACGCTGTATTACGCGGTGAGCGCTGTAGACGTTTCCGGATCGGAGGGGAGCCTTTCGTTTATCGTCCCGGCGGCGATTCCCGCGGGACCAAACACGGATACGGTGACTCTGACGGGACTCAGTTTTCCGCCGGTCGCGGCCACGTTTCGCGTGTATCGAGGCGCGAGCCCGGCGCAACTATACCGGATTGCATCGAGTCAGAGCATCGCACCGCAGTTCACGGATAGCGGCCTGGCAAACCAGATCAGCCCGCCTCCCGATCCTAATTTCGACCACGCCAATTTCTACTGGAGGATGGAACAGCAGCCGGAATATCCTGCCACGACGCACGATTCAGTGACAATTGGCAACGATACGCTGCAGATGGTTGTGAACGGTTACCAAGGGATGATCGTGCGGATCACGCGCGGAACCGGAGCGGCCCAAGAGCGTGTGATCGCATCAAATACTATAACCGCGCTACAGGTCAGCTTACCTTGGGATACGCAGCCGGATGCAACAAGTTATTTTGTGGTCGCAGAATCGGGCTGGCACCCCGGCGCGACGGCGCATGCCAGTCCGGTGCAGTTTGAGATTCCAAACCGGCCGGCGGCGACGGTTCACATTTCCGGCCGAGCGGCCAATGTAAACAACGAGGAATCACCACTGGAACTGTGCACGCTGACCCGGTGGGTGATTGGAGGATCGGGTGGGCTGGATGCGGACGTGCCGCCAGCGCCGTCGTTCGGTCTGGGTTTTTCGAGTGCGTTCGGCGGCTCGATCGACCTGAGTGGCGTAAGCTTCACAGACCTGTCAAACACGCATACGATCACCGCGGGCACGCTCACTCTCTATTATTTTGAAGAGCTGGGTGGTTTGCCGACGCTGTCCCTAGCGTCTGCCATCGGCCCGCAAGATACATTCGCGGATCTGAGTGCAGCGAGTACGGCGCAAGCGGGAAGCTTTATCGAACTCGAGGCGGAGGTACTGCAAATTGCAGCCGTGCTGAATAACGGATCGCGCTTTCAACTAGTTCGGGGAGTCCAGAGCAGCACGAGCGCGGCGCATCCCAGCGGGACTCTAGTGTACATGCTTTCGAGCAAGACGCAGATCGTGCCGTTCGCGCCCGATTTCTTCGGCAGCCCGGCGAGCGGGAGCTGGAGTTTTCCCACATTCCTACCGGACTGCCGTATTACGAGCGCGGAACTTTTCGTGACAAATATCAAAGGGAACAGCCCGACGACGGCCATCTGCGTAACTGCGGCCGAAGATTTCGGATTGCGAACGCTAGCAGGCGGACAGTATTCGTTTCAGGTGGAAGGATTTCTGGCGATTGAAACGGGCGCGACGCCCGACATCATTGTCGAGAACACTTACTCGGTGCGCGATGTGTATGCGGTTATTCGGCAAGCGCCCGTGGGCGGGCCGGTTCAATTTCAGGTCAATCAGAATGGGACGCTTTATTGCGCGCTCACGATCGCGGATGGACAAACGGTCTCGAACTCGGCGGACGGGGCGCAACTGGCCGTGCTGACGCCCGGGGCGCGGCTCAGCCTGGACATTACTATGGTAGGGCCGACGAATCCGGGGGCGGATTTGACGGTGGTGATTCGGTTGTAGGTGCGGACGTCCACGAGGAGCCAAGGTCGATAAGTTGGGAGCGTTCGGGCAGGGACGGGGGACAGGCAGCACTGTCCAC